AAACACATGGGAGATACCGGCTGATAGTCATTGGGATATTGGTTGGTTTGATACATGGATTTCAGATGGTGATTGGGGCGAATATAAGACCAACATGAAAGAAAAATATGGCCCATATATTACAGAAATAAATGGTTGGTGTTGGTAAAACCCATTAAATATACTTGATGGGCTGTATTACACATGATGGAACACCCAAATTGGTTACTATACGAAGGAGTCCTTAGTGAAGAAGATTGCGAGCGTTGGATTGAATTAGGCCGACAAGCACCAAAACAAGAGGCAAAAACATTCAGAACAGGTGAAGGTGAGTCTGATGCTCACCGCAAAACAGACATTAGGTGGCTTCCTAATGTTGGTCCATACTCCGAGATGCACGACTTTTTAATGAAGGTTGCTATGGATGCTAACAAACAATTTAACCTTACCCTTACAGATTTACCACCGCTACAATTTACCGAGTATGCAGATGTAGGACACCACTACGGAATGCACCACGATATAGATTGGAACAGGCAAGACGGCAAGCACAGAAAGTTGAGTATTGTCGTGCAACTGACCGACCCCGATGATTACGAAGGTGGTTTATTATCGTTTGCACACACACAGAATCCAGACCCCGATAGTTTGATAAAGCGCGGGTCTATTATCTGCTTTCCGTCATATTTAGAACATGGCGTGTCTGCTATTACTTCGGGCTCAAGAACGAGCCTCGTAGCATGGTTTGAAGGCCCACGCTGGCGATGATTTAACTAACGGCTTATACCCCTAATGACTATGGGGTATGACGATAGAGCCGGTGTGTTAGTGGCTGTTATATTGGGTATAATTATAGCCGCCCCGTATATCCCACCTTATCCCGATAGCGGAATAGTAAACCCCTTTGAGTGTAGGGAAGTTCAAGGTAATGTTGTCGAAAAAATACATGACGAAGAAGGACATAGAATCTATGTCGAAGTATCTCTAAACAGCCTTGAAGGCTACAAAATATGGGTATCTAATGCAACCTATCACGCATACGAAGTAGGCGATTCTTATTCGCAGGTAATATGCGATATTGTCGAATGGGAAGAAATGTTAGAACAGTTTGAAGAACTAAAAAATGTCGGTATATTGATACCCACTACTTAAATATACTACGATTAATCGTGTAATATGTCTGCCGAAGACAGGGTGCTACGCAAAGGTAAAATTGTGTATAGACCACCGGAAAAGTCATATACCAATGTAAACATTGAAGAAACACCTCACGGCTACAAGATTTACAGGGTAGGGTCCGCCAAACCATTTAGCGTAATCCCGCTCTCAGCCGTAACGCAGATAATTTACGATAGAACAGGTGAATAAAATGCAGGGAAATAATACAACAATAATCGAGGAATGTTTAGATTGCGTAAGCGAATCTTCTTCTCTCCTTGACGACATAGAAGTGATTTTGGTTGCGATAGCCGCTCTTGCGGGTATTGCTGCTTGGGCTTACAAAAAGTATCAGACATTAAATGCTGATGGTAAGATAACCCTTGACGAAGTTATTGACTCTATGGGTGAAGTCAAAGAGAAAGTAGGAGAAGCGAAGGCGGAATTGAAGACTATCGAAGATACATTGGAATCCCGAAATGTTGCTGAACTGAGGGCTATGCTAAAAGAGAAGGGTCTTGCCGTATCGGGCAAGAAGGCCGACCTAATAGCCCGACTTGAAGCAAGCATGGGTGAAGATGTTGAATGATAAAGATAGTGTGATAGATTTAAGATTAGGTAATTTAGAAGAAACGGCAAAAAGACATGAAAGACTCATCGAACAATTGGTTCAGTCTAACATGGATATGAAAACCGGTTTGGCTCAAGTTGCTACTGAATTAGAGATAACTAACGGTCTTATCGCATCATATATGTCTAACACTCAAAAGATTACTTTAGCCTTAATTGCTATTGTCGCAGGTGCTATGGGCATCTCAACTCAGATGTGATAGTATGAATGAGCAACAATGGAACGCATGGTGTCGAGATGTGGTAAAACGCATTACAAATGTTGAAAAGACACTCGCTGCTTATAACAAGACACAGAAGCGGATGCTTTGGCTATTAGCGTTTGGATTTACGGCGGTGTTTACAATTGACTTACTATTGTTCTATATCTGATGTCGGCTCTCGATTGGGCCTTGATAGCGCACAACGCACCCGTGCTAACACAAAACTTACCAGCGCAATACGCCGTTCAACCATAGACATAGACCAAACATTCCGTGATTACGGGCGAGATGTTCCGAGCAAGAGTATTAAAGATACTACACTTGACGGTGCAGTAGTAGCAGGTGCTACTTCTATTGTTCTTACCAGCGGCACAGGATTTAGTTCTGCGGGTAATGGTAATGTGGATGGCGATTCTTTCAAATGGACCGGCAAATCAACTAATACCCTTACAGGGGTCAGCGGTCTTTCTTTCGACCACGCTGATGATGTAGCAGTTCAAGAGGGCGAGTTCGCCCATGTATTAAGAGAGATATGCGCGGACCTTGCGGCATCATATTATCTTGAGGATGAAAGCCTATTTCAGACCACAGGACCCGAAGGCTCGTTGCGCGGAACAGCATTGAGAGAACGAGGCGAGATGAACCTAAAAAGGTTGGCTCACTTGGGTAGTGTGGATTAGGTGAAAGAATGGCCGGTCGAGAAGACTTTAAAAGATATGGTGCATTAAGTGCGCTCGGTGCTAAGTTTAAGACAGGCGGTCGTTCAAGTGAAGTAAAAGGTAAATATTATACTACCTATGTTCTAAACGAAAAGCATCCGGGAATGCCCGATATAGGCGCTGTCGAAAAATTCAGAAAGAATATAGCAGAAGCGACTCACGAAGCAAATAGACAAATTGCTGTTGCGGTGAATAGCAATACTTTACCTGCATACATAGCACGAAAAACAGGAAAAGGGGCAAGACCCGAAAATATGCCCTTTAATATAATAAAGCCTTCTTCTAAAAAAACCACTATGTCTTTTTCACATCATTTTGATAAAAAACAGTTTGTTGGTTTTGTTGAAAATATTACACACGATTTAAAACAATTAGCCGCAAACCAAATGAAGGGAGAATTTCAAAGGGCTACACAAGAAACTAAAACACAAATCAAAAACGGACCAAGAAGATTTAAGAGCAAATACTTTTCTAATGAAAAGGCAGATGGTGATATTTACCATACAGTAGCAGACTCATTAGAGGTTCAAATAAAAGACCAAGATGTTACTAAAAATCAATACATAAGCGGGATTGGCGGGTCTTACGATATAACCGATAGTGATTTTAACCCAACAGGTGTTAGGGGTAGCAGGGGTGGTAACTTAGCCCAAATGACTGAAAGGGGAACTATGCCTAAAAAACTTAGAGGACAAGGAAACCCCTTCGGTGGAACTGCAAGAATTAAAAATAGATTAAAAACAAGGTGATTAAATGACTATAGCAACAAAGACTCAATATTGGAATAGTCGAATGAACGGCACAGACCCGTCTGCTTTGACGGGAACATTTAACGACAGTTGGACCGGTAGCGGCGGTAGTGCCTCTAATGGCTATTGGGTCATTACTAACGGCACATTTACCATCACCCCTACCACAAGTGCCTATACGCTATTTGCTTGCTTAGAATACACTACAGCGCCTAATAGCGGCGAAGTCTTGATGAGGTTAGATAACGGCACACACAGGGTCGAGGTTCAATCCACAGGCACAAACACAAGCCTTTCTCTCGTAGGCGCTACAACCGCTACACTAACAGACCTTGACCTAACGCTGGCCGAAGACGAGCCTGTTAGTCTTATGCTAAGATTAACTCTTGCCGCAGACGGAACAGCCAAACTATATAAACACGAAATTATTGACGATGATGACGCAAATGACGCATTCTTAAGCGTAACCGGTAGTTCGGGGTCGGGTAAAACTGTTAGATGGGGTAATACTACCGGTAATGTAAAGTGGGCATCCGTTTATTACAGCAAGTTTGGCGCATTTACACCCGAAGAACTATTAGTATCTGATTTTGCACAGGACACATTGGCTCGTATGGGTCTTAGTATAGTAAGCCAACTAAAAAACGCAAATAGACCATATTTAAAAACACAAGTTGATGATTCAGCAATAGTATATGGTTATGATATATCTTCACAAATGCTAAATAAAGTGGGGACTCCAAGCATTCATGTGTTAGTTGAACAATTAAATTCACCGGAGTTTGAGTCGCTTGGTGGCGCAAAAATTACTCAACATTACGATGTTAAGGTATTTGTTAGTGTAAAGGGAACTAATTTTGAAAATGCTTACCGTAAAGGACTTAATCTTATGGGAGAAGTATTTGATGAACTATACACTCAAACAGGCGTGGAAGGCACTACTGATAGTATAATTAGTTATTCTGCTGACCTTGATAGTAAAATGGATGATGACGAAATAGTGTGTGTGCATCTTCTCACGCTCACATATATGCGAAGAATTGATATGCGACACCGATGATAATGTTTATAGGACAACCGTTGCCTAAGATAGACCACATAGAGGTGTAACTATGGTTGAGTTTCTAAATAGATATGTTTCATTGGAAAAAGAATCAACATACGGAACCGAGCCGAGCGGCACGCAACTTTTTGGTGAAGTTGATGACGAATCTTTCCAACACAATTATGACTTGCTAACACGACAGGATATGAGCCGAGAAGTTGCTTCAAAGAGCGTAACCGGCACGGAATATTCAGAAGGCGGACTTAATATGGCCTTGCAGGTGGATGATTTCGTAGGTAATATTTTTGGTGCTTTCTTCCCCGATACTAATTACGACACCAATGTTAGCGGAGGCCACGCTTTTAAAGAGCCGACTACATCATCTCACACATACAATTCTTATACTATTAGAGTAGGTAGGGAACAAAAAGAACATACATACACAGGTATGGTAGGCTCTCGTCTTAGCATGACCGCTAATGTAGGCGAATATGTTATGCTTTCTGCTGACTACGTAGGAAAATCTGAAAGTTCAACAAGCGCACTTCAAACGAGTTTTTCTTATGACGGCGATGCTCAAGATGCTCTTTACTTTGCTAACGGAACAATTCTTTTCGATGACGGTTCCGGTTCAGCACCTGCGGCATCGGCAAGCGTTAAATCATTTAGTTTTGAAATAAATCTAAACCGAGATACAGATAATGCTTATGGTCTTGGAAACTCCACATACACACGCGCACCACCTGCACAGCGCAGGGAAATTACCGGAACAATCGAGTTTAACACCGTTCTTTACGGCGACCAAACCCTTGATGAGCCGGATTATGATGCTCTAATTGCCGCAGACGGTCTAAGTTATTCGGATGGTGCAGATGAGCCAACAATTATATTATATCTTCAAGACGAAACAGCAGATGACTCAACATACGTAAAGGTTAAGTTTTATCATGTAAGATTTGAAGCACCAACTGCTTCTGTAAGCGGTCGTGATACAAACACTATGAGTGTTGGATTTGTAGGTCTTTACGATGCAACCGCAAGCGGCGCAGACGCGGCTATGAGAATTGAAATGAAGGGCGGCGCAGCCGGAACATCTGCTTACTGAGGCGATTAAATGGATTTAGTCGAGTTAGCAAAATCTCTCGGTAAGGATATACCGGATGAGGCTATGGAAACTATTGCTGGTATGAAAACTAAGCAACAGGTTCTATATTATTGCCGAAGATTCCCTACGGCTACTAAGGCTGCACCAAAGGCTGCACCAAAAAAGGTCGCACCAAAGGTTGAAAAACCAAAGCCCGTAAAGACCGAAGAAGATGAATGAAATCTTTAATAAGGCCACAAGGCGTGCCTTATATTAGAGCGAGAGTGAAAACCATGCCGGTTATGAAGAAAGAAATAGAATTAGATGATGGAACAAAGATTTGGGTTAGGCAAGCGTCTGGAATGGAACGCCTCCGAATCACGAATATTCAAGGTAAAGCATTCCGCAAGATGCGGCACGCTGGCGACCCTGCTGATTGGACCGATGAGCAAAACGAGGAGTTCGCCTCACATATTGATGAAATGGGCGGTAGCATGGAAGACCAAATAAACGAGTGGGTTCCAGCCTGTATTCTTGATGAAAATATAGACCCGAACACACTTACATTTGATGAACTTACACGCATTCTAAACTTTGTGCGTGGCGATGATGAGGAGGGCGCAGTCCCTTTTCTGAGTTCCTAATGGTCGCACCGAGCCTGTGTATGGCCTTTAAGGGAACATTACCGTCAGATTTATGGCTAAAATATTCTGTTGAGGGCGGTCGCCGTCTAATGGAATTAGACTTACTAATGGCCGCTGAAATCAACGACAAAATATCCGAAGCAACTTCTAAAGCATCTAAAAAAGATGCTAAGGGCGCAGTTGCCCGCCGCAATCAACGGCGAGAGCAACGCAAACTATTATCAAACAATAGTGAAATAGTGGATATGTTGAGAGAGAGCGGGGTCCCGTTTGTGAGGGCCGATAGTGGAGAGGGAAGCGATGATAAGTGAAATATTAGTTCCTTCTCTTACATTTACTCCTCTCGTAATGTTTGCCTGCGCGGTAGCGATGGTAGTTCTCCGTGCAGGTGCGTCAAGAGTTTTCTTCGATATAGTCGGTGTTTTTCAAGCAAATAGAATGATTAAAGATGCCGAAGGGTCCGCAACAGTTCTTGAAGCAATTTATCTTGATGCCTTTACTTCTATTCAAGAATCAGCAACGGAAATAGCCGATATTTTCGGGGAAGTAGTCGAGGCTACTGTTCCTATAGCGCGTGAAATTGAAGAAGCAAGAATACAGTTTGATAAGTTCCTTGCAGAAGCCGAAAGAAGCCCCGAAGTGTTTGAAAGCATATCAGAAATAGGTTTGAGATATGGTTTTGCCGCAGATGAAGCCTATGAAGCATCCGCAAGAATGGCTCAATTGGCGGGAACTCTCGGTCAAGGAACTACTCCTCTTGGAACTGAAATTGGTATGCAGTTTGGTTTGATAAGCGGTATGGAAACAGAAGAAGCCATGCAACGACTAATTAACTTACAACAGCAAACTAAGTTTATGACTCAAGGAACTGAAAATGCCGCGAATCAACAGGAACGCCTTAATATAATGCGGTCTAATTCTATAAGAGTTCTTGACGAACTTAACACAGTTGAAAACCGGTCTGCGGCTACAATGCAACAAATAACCTATGTTATGAATCAGTTTGCCTCACAGGCTCACCTAACGGGTGAAAGTATTGCTGCGATGGCTGCTATGTCGGCTACATTGATTGAGGCCGGAGAAGAACAGGGTAAGGGTGGTCGTGCGCTTCGTATGATATATGCTCGTCTTGGTGCTGATACTAACGGCGCAAGAACTACTATAGAAAAACTCGGTATTAGTGTTATAGATACAGAAACAGGGGCTATGAGGCCGTTTAGTGATATATTAGAAGAATTGGCGGCGAGGTATCAAACCTTAGAAGGTGCAGAACAACAGCAACTTGCACAGGCTGTTGCCGGAAATAGACACTATACCCGTCTAATTAAGTTGCTTGAAAATGTTGATAGGGTAAGAGAACTTGAGGAAGAAGCACTAACAGGTATGTTCCCTGCTATGGAAGAAATAGAAAGAAGGCGTGATACCGAACTGTTCCAATTAGAGCAAGCAGAAAAGAAATTAAGAAACTATCAAGCGGCATTTGGAGAAACTATGATAGACGACATGAAAGCCGGTGTTGATTTACAAATTGTTTTTTATGATACATTAACCCAAGCATCAGATAATCGGGCATTAGGTATTTTACTTGATTTCTTTAGCCAAACATCTATTCTAATGAAAGTTGCTATGGGTCCTATGAGTAATTTTATGCTAAGTATTTTTAATATGGGTATAGCAATACAAACACTAACGGCTATTCAAGAAGCGGCAAAGGCCGCTACTACATCTGGAACAGCGGCATATACAAATCAATACGGGCAACTGCAAGAATCCATACACCTATATGGTTTGTATTCAAACGCATTACACGAAGTAAATAAAGAGCATACTTTAAACACATTGTTTAGAGAAACACAAGATATACCAACAACAAGAGAAGCACAAGCAGAAGTAAGAAAAGAAATACTTGCGTTGATGGAAAAAAGAGATGCTTTAAGAGAAGAAAAGCAAGTATTGGAGGAACTTCAAAGTAAAAGGGCGGGCGAAGCATTAGCCACAGAAGAAAGGACTATAAATCTTCAAGAAGAAGTTAATGCTTTACAGGCGGTGGCCGAAGAAAAAAGAAGGGCGGCAGAATCTGCAAAAGCAGAACAAGCGGCAGCAAGAGGTCAAATGGGAAATCAATATATTGTTGCAGTAAGAGCAGCAAAGCGGGCAAAGGAAGAAGAAAAACTCGCAACTGATGAGTTATCTGCTGCGGAAAAAAGATTAAGAGGACAACGAGGCGCTAACACAAGGGCTCTTAACGCAGAAGATGAAGCCACAAGAAAAGTTATAGCGGTAAAAAAACAAGAGCAAGACATACTCGATAAAATCCATGAAGACAAAAGAAGGTTTGGTGCAGCCGAAATAAGATTAAGTGAAGAAGAAGCCCAAGCACAGGAATTAAGAGTGAAAGGAATAACACAAAGTGCAAAAGCATATAACAATCTTAGTATTGCTCTTAGCGGGGCCGGTATGGCTATGATGTTGTTTAGAAATAATGAAAGAATGCAAAGAGCCGGTATGTTATTAAACGGAGTTGCGGTAGCGCTTCAAATAGTAAAACTTATTGAGTCGGCGAAAGCAAGTATGATAAAGTTCGCAGCAACTCTTAATGAAGTGGTAGCAACTGAAGCACAAACTGCTGCTCAAATTAGAAATAACATGATGCAAGAAATGGGTATTATTGCTAAACTACAATATACTCTTGCTACAAAACTTGCTACGGCAGCATCAATTTCCTTTGCAGCGGCATTAACTGTAGTTACCGCAGGTGGTATGGCTATCTTAGCAGGTCTTGCTTATCTCGTTGCTGGCGCATTTAAAGATACCGCATCAAGTATAGACGAAACAACAGCCGCTATAACAAACTTAGATAATGTAGCAAAAATATATGAAGATATGACTTTGGGCCAAATAAATAATGAATTAAGAGAGCAAGAAAAAATTATAGAGCAAACAAAGGATGCTACGCAAGGATTGGCTAAAGAGCAACACGATGCAGCAGTTCAAAGAAAAAATGATTTAATAAATGCAAGAGATGTCGAATTAGCGCAAACTGACGCAGTTAAAAACACTATCGCAGAATTAGATAAACTAACAAAACAAAGCCAAGAAGCACAGGCTCTTTACGATAGCGAAAGTTTTTGGACAAGATTTTTTGCTGGCGATTTGCCGACAGACGGAGAAGCGGCAGTTCAAGACGCTATTTTTGCTTTAAATGATTGGAAAGACGCAAATAAAGAAACAGCCGAGTTTGTAAAAAGAACGGGTATAAATACTTTAGAAGAATTAGAGGATTTTAATACCCGTTCCGCAACTATGATAGCGGGCACAGCAGAAGATTCTGCTAACGCAGTAGCGGATTCTTTTAGTGATGCAACAGAAGAAATGCAAGAGTTTAATAACGCAAGAGAAGAATTATTCTTTGGTGGTAGTGCAAGTAAACTTACGGGTAATTTAATTAGACAAGTTCAACAACAAGGGGTCGAAAACCTAATAACAAACACCGAAGTAGTTATGACTAATGTATTTAATGGTTTGACTATACCGGAGATGGCCGACCAAATAATAGAAGAAATAGAATACAGGGGCTATTCTCTTGGTTACAAAATGAATGCTTAGGGTGATTAAATGGTAAGAACCGTTGAGAAGAAATATCAGATATGGCTTGCGGGCTATTACGATGATTTCAACGGGGCGAGAGCCATAGCAGATGCTCTCGACCAACCAAGCGATGTAACATTTACCGCTACGAAAAGCCACTTTGGAAATCCGATGAATGGGGAGGCATTTCTTAATCCGCGTTTTAGATTTTCAATAGAAGAAAGAGAAAACGACTCAGCAAAGCAAGTCGCATCAAGTAGTAATCTTAAATTAAAAAATGATGGTATTTTTGAGTGGTTATCGTTTGATAGTATTAGGCTTGATAGTTATAATTGGGCGGGGAGAGCCCAACTGCAATATCCCGATGGGCATATAGCAAACCGATATAAGTTCGATAACGATTCAACTTATGGTAGCGATTTTTACCAACGGTTTATCAACGGACATAATAGCGATGCTTCTTACATCGTGCCCACAGGAGATAATGACGCTACCTTCGGTCATGCTAACATGAAAGATTACACAAATACTAATTTTGGAAATAAAGAGGCAGGTTTAATTTCAACAACAGGAGATTTCGTGCAACGGGCACATCTTGCTGGTGTTTGGACCGGCGAACAACTACAACAAAGCACCACTTCTAATTTTCCCCGTTCAATTTATGCAGAAGTTAAGTCGCCATCGGGTATGCCGTTTTTATGTGTGCAGTCATCGAGAAAATCCGAAAGCGATTCTGCTACAACCCCTACTATAATTTATGACGGTCCTCTTAATACACGCCTTGACGGAGATGTTTTTACGGCAAGAATAGCCGTAAGAACTATGAAAGCAGAAAATGCTGCATGGGATGATACAAGAGTTTTATTTGAAATAGGTTTTCCAACAAGCGAGGCAGGTATTCTTAGTGATGGTGGTTACACAGGAACCCCCGCTATATACTACAACTTAGATTTATCAGCAATTTCTTATGACGAAGAAGGTTTGCTTTACAATTCCGGCGCTTTTGTGCAATCTTATAATAACGATAATGCTTGGATTGATGTTGATTTTGTTTTTGATTATACCGCTAATACTTTTGATGTATATGTTAATGGAACTTCACACTCAACTAATCAACCTATGACTGACGGAAACCTTGACGGAACTTCTGATAGTGCAACTACCGCATCAAATCTATATGGTTATCAAATAACAGTAAATAACGCTACTAATACTGATGACGAAGGTTGGGTATCTTATCTTATGCTTGATAGAGTAGGGCTTGTGAGATACCTTACTGATGAATTAGATAGGTTAGAACACAGTAGGGAAACACAAATACAAAAATTAAATATCAGACAACCCGTAAATGGTATATCTTCATGTGTAGTTGAAATAGCAGACGATGCTGAATTGTCCGGCGGCGTAAGAGGTGCTTCGTCTTCTGATTATTTATTAAATCTTAGAAGTTTATTTGTAAGCACAACTCCGCTTGATTGGTCGTTGCTTGTTTTTGCTGATAGTTCGGCAAGAATTGATAGGCCGGTCTGGCGCGGTTTTGTTGATTCATTTAACATACAGCAAAAATGGCGTGATAGAATTATAACATTGTCTGCTAAAGATTCCATAGAAAAATTAGACAGCCAACTTCCTCTTTGGGATATAGGACAAAAAGAAAAAGACAGTAACGGAGAGCCTACAGATTATTGGGCCTATGGCGCACAGGGCTTTAGAGATATTATGAATCTTGGCGCTGGTAAATTAAAATTACTCGATAATAATATGGGTTTTGATACAGAAAATTCTCATAAAGAATCAGCAGACCAAAGAACTCAATTAGGTTCTGGGCACGCTATACAGATGTATAACAATGAAGATGACTTCGGGCCAAATAATGTTGAGAGGGATTATGGCGACTTTGGTATTCTTGGTTTTACTGAACCAACAGGTTCGGCTACTACGGTTATAGCCATACCTGCTGTTGCTTCACATGGTAAAGTAGTAGGTGATTTTGCTAATATTCATATTACAGCAGATAATTATGCTACTACAAGTGCTATTAGTGCTACAGCAGTTGATGGAACAACAGGTGAAATAACCTTTAATGCGAGCGACCTTGCATATAGCAACTTTGATGAAACAAGTAAAATATTTTACATTGGAAAATATACCGGTTTTAGTGGCGCAGAAAACGATGATGGAAAATGGGATAATGGACCAAGTGGGACATTATTTTACAATGCGTGGAAACAAGCATGGGAAAATCTATATAATAATTACCAAAGTAGCCCATCAACAGCACATACTGTTGGTTCTGGACCACACTATATGAATGTGTTTTTTACTGCTAATCCCGGCCTAAAAGAAGGAGATTATTTTTACATTAATAGAAGAAATGATGCGGCATCGGGTGATTTAAATTCTGCTTATCGTGTTAGGCATAGAGTAACACAAGTAAGAAAAATAAAAGATTACACATCAGTTGGTGGTAGTAATTTAGTTACATCTGCTGGTAATTTTTGGGTTGTTCAAACAAGCACCCCGTATAGTGGTTCCGAATCACACGGGTTATATGCTTCGGATTCTTTTTTAAACGGAACTTCAAGGTTTTCTTGGAGTAAAGACGCAGGCTATGTTGAGGGTGTTTTTATATCAGACACAGCGCAAACAATACAAAACCGAGCAGTTCATGCAACTTGGATGAGAGATTTACCTATGTCTTTGTGGTTCCAATATCATTTCGGCAAAATTAAATATGATTATGTTAATAATACTTTACCTGCGGGCGTAACCAATAGCATTTACAGCAAACCTACCGCAGTTGGTGGTGTAAGTCTTTCACCTACTACTAAAAGTATAAAAATACATCAAAAGACCTATGAGAATTTTCCAAACTCCGGCATAGTCGAAATATGGGCTTCGGACCCACCCTTCGGTAGTGGAAACAATGTTGATAGATGGGATTCCTCCAACTCTTTTTATCTTGAAAAGTTTATTTATCAAGGCAAGCAACAGGTATCTTCTGATTATTATTTGACCGGCGTTAAATATATCAAAGGAACATATCCAACCGATAATAACACAAGTGCTCGTCAATACTATTTCCGAGTGCAAGATATAGATAATGATTATAAACACATTTGGCTTCTTTGGTCCGACATGAGAAACAACGGCGAGGCAAACGCAGATGGCTCAGAAAGAAAAACATCATTTGGTCTGCAATACCCAATAGAAGAAAATTATAATTTTGACCTTTACTTTGCAGACCAAACAGATGCTGACGGTAATTTAGATAAGTTCGGCACACTACAAAACGGAGAGGACTTTTTAGTATGGAATATGGATGCTACCGCCGACCCCTTAACCGGTAGCGCACTTTCAAAACCGCCGGACTACACAAACCCAAGCACGGCTACTCTTACTGATAACGGAGGTAAATTAAGAATAGCGGTAAGCGATTCAAGCGGCTACGGCACTTATGTTCATTTAGTAGGTAGCACAGCCCATGATGGAATACACGAAATAACAAGTAATGTTAGTAATCAAATGACTACAACGACTGATTTTTCCGCCGCTACAGGATATGATGGTGGAGTAATTGCTTATCCGGCTGGTGGTAGCGAAACACATAGACTTGATTATCTTCACGATTGGGAAAACAAAGCAGGGTCTTTAATAGTAATTGATTGTGCTAAATTTTTCAATCTAAATACTTTTGTAAATGATGGTAAGACCGGACAAATTGGCGCGGGCAGAACTGACCTTACCGACTATATAGTTGAAAACGAAGGATTCCCTGCTCTTATTGATAATTATTGGAGAGAGGCTATTGCATCTTACGGAACAACCGGAACGGTAGTTAGACAACACCCAAACCAAAACCATTTAATATCTGATGTAACTACAGCAACTAATGGGTTTATCAACGGTAGTATAGGATTACCTTTAGATAATACACAAAACTTTGCGGAGAGTGGCGTAGGGCGACTCGTAACTGTTTATGAACGCGATAATAAAGGCGGTAATAATAACGATAGATATTTTGTGTGGGATGGTAAATTAGATACCGAGTTTAACAATACAACCGGAATAAGCGGAACTATATCCGCAACAACTTATGAAGGCGTTAATGTGTATGTAATTACTACAAGCGGAATAGACCACGCGGCTGGCGGAATTAAAAAGGGAATGGTTTTACAAAGAACTCCAAATGGAGGTGGTGATTTAACTTACCATAATATTCTTGCCGTAGGTGATACGAGCGGGGCGAATACTGATACAAAACTTACTATTGAAAGAACGGCAACAGATGGAACAACCGTTACATGGTCGAGTGGCGACACCTATGATATATTACCCCAATTGGCTATGGTTTTTGAAGTTCCTATAGATACATATTTAGAAAGTATCGCCGCATCAATTACTGAAACAGAAAAAGAAGTTTGGAATAGGTTTCAATCGGGTTCTTCTTCTTGGACTTCGTTTGGAACACATGGAATTTATGGAACAGGAACTAATGACCCCATAGCCTATGAAGTTCATGCTACGGTCGCATCATCATATTTATTGCGTCTTTTACTTCATGTTGATGGATTTTACAAAAATAAATCGAGTGGAACTTATTGGACCAGCGACAAAATGCGTATGCTTTGGAACGCTGCTATTATGGACACATGGCTACCGTCTGCAACTGTTAATTGTATATTCGACATTAACAATGTTCCAATTACAAATCACATGACTACTTACAACGATACAAGCAGTAACGATTACTACGGTTCAATAACAGATAGTAGGGGTAAAACTCTTGGCGCAACTTTAAATGCTATACAACAAAAAGCAAGTCAAGGGGAAAGCAACTATACTACATTTACTTACAGAATGGGTAGGGATAATAGAATAGAGTTAAGGCCAAAATATAATAGTGGGATAACTTTCAATAGAAACAACACCCGTGTTACAAATCTTACGGCTAATTTATCGGCGCAAATACAAAACATAAGAGTTTATTACAATAACCATAAAAACTTTGTTGATTATCCTTCTGCATCTTTAGGAGATAGCACACGATGGAAAATTATTGAACATCCCGATGTAGCCAGCACCGAAGAAGCAACTAAAATAGCCGAACAAGAATATAATAGCCGTAAAAATAATTCATTAAAATTAGCCATAGAGCCTATTCTTGAAAGCGGCACACAGCATAAAATGATAGAAACAGGCAGATACGGCTACATAGCAGACCCATATATTGCCCTTAATGGTAATGCTGATAACACGGCCTCAAAAGCAGATATGCGCGTATGTAATTGGACTGTTCTCGGAACAGGCGGCGCTTTATTTCCGGGCATGGTAAATGCTCTTAACGGTAATATGAATACAGATATAGACCCCCTTAACTCAAGATACGGGCAATCAAAAAATACAACATCTTCGGGTGATGTAGCGTGGGCGGACAATTACTATTGGTATGGTAGCAACTCAATTTCTCATGCGGTTCAAATAGTTCATATACCTAATTCAACACCGTTTGTTAGTGATTTAACAGGAGAACCGATGAGAATATGGGTTGATTTAAAATCAACACAGGATAGCGGCGCAACAATTGATGATGCCCAATTTTCAATTTATCTTGGTGATTATCATTTTGGTAGCGGAGATGGCGGCACGGCTATGAGAAGAATAGCAAGTGATACTTACAACTCAACTTCTGCAAGTGATAATGTAAAAGGAACTGATGTAAAACATAGTGGATTTTACGAAATAGAAATACCCACAAATTATGGTGCGCCAGCAGGTGCTAAAATAGTAATATCATTTAACGCAGAATACTGCCGCGCATTGTTGCGGCACAGATGCGGCGACCCGAGTAGTAGTAATATTTTAAAGCGTGTCGCTACAAACACCGATACTATTTTTCCTTTGGGTAAAAGGGTTTATAGTGAAATGGGTAGTAGTAATTTAAGTTTGGGTGCTGCTTGGAAAGACGAAAGAGTTACTTGGTATGCGCCTCGCGTGCATATATGCCGCGATTTTTCTTATGTTCCGGCAACTTTTGTAACTTATACAGATGCCGGTTTAGAAATGAATGCAGAAACATTAAGCATAAAAAATGTTAATTATCAAGTATCTGCGGGCTCGACAGAAAATGTTAATTTAGAATTAGAGCGGGATGAAGGCCTTGAGCGGCAGGGTCTTATGACTTATCTTTTCCCTAAAACCGATTCTAATACAATGGGTTCTGTTATAGGTGGTGGTAGCGGTTCTTATCAAGATAACGGCTTACAAACAACACCAGCAGAAAATAACCCCGATAGTGATTTTGACCCAGACAACAGTAACCAAAACGACCAACAGGAAGACGGAAACCATCCGTTTAACCCTTCACCATCTGACGGCAGATTTCCAAAAAGACATCGTATGTCTTTGGGTGCAGATATTATGGCGGGTGATGGGACACTCTCCGTTTTAGGCCAAAAAGAAACATCTTCTGTTGTTGCGTATTCTTCAAGGGGTATAGAAGGGATGAATGAGGACATATCTGCGGTTAGTGGAACAGCCGCAGTATCAGCAGATGGTTATATTTTTGGTGGTAAAGGTCTGATGGGTAATGATGTTGCGGCAGATTCGCAAGAAACTACTATACAGACTACTTTTACTATACCAATGGATGTTTTAAATGAAAGAATGCACATACAAGCAAATGTAACACATAGTCCTCAAATCGGCGGTAACACTACTGCGGTATTATATACTACAGCGTTAATACAAGAAACAGGCGATACGGTATCTCACACAACTAAAATAGGAACAGGGTTAGAAAACAAACCAATAAGTTTAATTCCGACAACATCTCTAAAGGGTTGTAGTGTTGCGGGCAGAACTATTGTTGTAACTGTAACTCGTAAGGCCGGAACAGGAGATGATGACGCAAACACTTCAAGTGTAGTTGTAAATAACTTAAGCGTTAATTTAGAGAGAGCATCGGCGCACACAAGGTCTGGCGTATCAAGATTCAAACCCTACTAATTTTTCTCTTAAAGATAAAATGGCTTTTGCTTTTCTGCGATTGATACCTGTTATATCCATCAATTCTTTTTGAGTTCTTTTACCTCTAAGTATATTTGGTATGCTACCAAACTTTTCTAACAGGGCTTCGGCTTGATTAACAGATACACCCTCGATAGAAGATAGAAGTTGGATTCTTGAATCTAAATCAGCATTTTTTATAACTTGCTGTTGTTCGTATGCAAGGCGGCTTTTTGCTATGCCCTGCTGTGTATGATTGACTACGAGCCATTCCACGAACTCATCCATAGTGGTGAGTTCCATGTATTTAATTTTAGGAAATCTTTGATAGAATACAGCCTTAAACTGCTTGATTACTTTTTTCATGCGGGCCATTTCGACAGATATTAACTTCGCGTTGGGTCTTTGGCCCGGAATGTATGGCTTCAATTCAGTTCCATAGACAACGAGGAAAGGATGCTCGCATGACTCTTGCAGGTCATGCAATTGGTCCACGATAGTTCGTGTGCGACCGAAGCCCATGATAGACCTATACAGGTCGTTAATCTCTTTGGCCTCGATGCCCCATGTTCCCATAGTATAGTCAGACGCTTTCATCCGACATACTTTTACCTCATCTTTACCCATACGCATGAGTAATTTATTGATGACCTTATCATTCTCGCGGTCGTCTATCAATAGCATAAAACTACGACAACGAGAAGCCTTCTTAAAGAGTATTACCAACCCTGCGAGTAATAGACCTCATCCTGTATGATTACGATGTGCGATTTACATTTACCACAATACTTCTCGACTTCATTTTCAGTAGTCCATTTGTGGTTGCACATAACGCAAACCGCTGTTTCTTCTATTTTAATTTCGCGTAAAGACATCATATTAATTTCTCCTTGTTCCATCATCACGCCAACAGATAGCGGGGCAGCCTATGCGGGTCTGCAACCATGAACATGACGGCGAGAACTCATGGTCCACGATGGACTCAATCTGACTTCTCGTCATGCTACGGTTAAAATCCCGCCAATTTAGTTTTTCGATAAAGTTTATTGCTTCTTGAATAATACTTTCTCGTTGCTCAGATGTAAGCGACTTTGGGTCTGCAAACCATCTAAGATTTTCCACTAAATGATAACCGAGCGCAAGTCGTGCTGTGTGCTTCGGATTATCTCCCTCTATTGCCTTCTCGATACACGGTGGTATTGGTATCTGTCCGGCGTGGCCTATATCGGCCTGTAAGACCCCTTCGGGCCTTATTTCGGTTACGGGATTATCCGCAATCCATTTTCTTATGTTGAACCCATTAGTGGGTGCATCTCCCGTAAATGGGTCGTGATGCTGTAATTCTTTAGAGGGGTGAGTTGGTATATCATAGTTTGGGTCGGCCTTAAAAGCGACTGTATCTATATTGACTGCCCACCTACCACGCTTCGGATTATAGGTGTCCGGTATGCGTGTAAGTTTCTGCGGAAAGCCCACGCCGTCAAGCGTTTTTAGCCCTCTTGCGGCGTGCCTTTGGTAGCGGTCAATGTGCCTCGCTATTGCTGTGCCTTTGACCGGAGTATCGAAAAATTGGTGAACATGAAATCCCCTGCCTGTAAAGACAGTTCGGACATCGCCTTCAAGGCGGGATAGTAAGGTTAGAACATCTGCCCTTACATCTTCAAGTGTGGTATCTTCGGTGGTGTCGAAATCCCACCACGCCCTATCCATAACCACGCTTTCAATATCCATTTTCCAAGACATTCTATCATCGCATTTCTCAAACGCATAGAGAGATGTATAACAGGATGCTTTACCATTTACTTTTGAGATATAACTATCGTAATCATCTTTGTTATTACAGGGCGTGCGCCTCAAACCGATTTCACGCGGAAAAGACAATATCATAGGCTCACCCGATGACTTGCTGACTCCCGCATTCACAGGCAATAATGGTAACACGTTCCGGTGCTGAACCCTCTTGCCCATTGACGCGCCACACTTCTTCTGAACCTTCCCATAAGTCATCAGACCCACAGGCGGCGCAAACTATTTTTGCGATAAAATCTCTCGCTTCTCCGGCCCTACTCATACATCCCACCCATTTACTCCGTTAAGTTCTGCTTCACAATTCAATGAAAAATCACACCACATAGGACAGAAATAGTCGTTCCACTTCATCGGCCATTGGTGGGTTGTTAAAGAATCTATTGTGTTGTATAAAGATTCTTCAAAGGCATTATACGAGCGTTCCAACATAGGTTCAAGCAGGGCGAATCCGCGTTCCGGCCCTAACCACATGGTCTTACCTCTCTTTTGCCCTTCAAGTAAGAGTTTATCCTGTCCGTCTTCGGGTATCTCGTAATCGGGTGATATGTATAAGAAATGACTCACATTATCATAGCCGAGTTTGCGAAGAAGGCGTGTGTAATAAACTAACTCTTTTCGTGTGCGGCCTAACTTAGCCACACCCATATTACCTGTCTTCAACTCAACTAAGATTAGGTCGCCTGTTTCGGGGTGTCTTAGCACGCCGTCAATCAACCCGACCCATACAATCTCATGGCCGTTGAACTCCTCATAGACTTCGTGCTTGACTTCGGCCTCGACTACATCAAAGCCGCCTATATCGTGGGCTATCTGATGCAGAAGAAGATTCATAGAATCAACGCCCTCGTCTTCTTCGACCCCCTGCTCAATCGCAGCGGGCATTATCATGTCCGGTCCTTGAAGTATTCCGGCCTCCATGACTGTGTGAATGTGTGTTCCGCGTATCATCTCCTCAGTAGGTGGCGCACGCGGTATATCAGCGACATAGCCCCAAAAGAACTGTCGCGGACACTTCATGTAGCCCATCAAAGAGGACTTACTAATTCTTATTATGTCGGCATCTATCGGATTGTAAGTCGAACAAGCCGACTGTTCTTCGGTCGCTCTCATTCTTCTTCGCCGCCCGAATCCCATGTTTCAAAGGTTGTCTGTGTGCCTTCGTGAATATTCTCTCCGCAAGCAGGGCATTTATCGCTTTGCTCTATGTCCGGCAAGGTAGGTATCATCAATTCTTCTTTACAATGAGGGCACTTCATCTCATTAATGAATCCTTGCTGATTTAGACTTGCATACAATAGCGTTTGCATTTTCCCTAAATCCGCGCCTATCATAGTAAGGGCTGTCGCCACTTCTCTAACGAATATCTCAAAGTCTTCGGCATTCACTTTCTTAGCCATAATATCTCCTCAGATTATCACGCATATAAATAATTCTATAACCACGAAAAATCGTTAGTATCAACAAAACACATACAAGTCCAACCCGCGTCATAATCGAACTTCTCCCCATCTTCTATTCTTCGCCTCAAGTCTTTCATAGTTAGCGGTGAAGTCTTACCACCCCTTCTATCTCTCAAAATAGATACATCTTTTTCTATAAAGTCTCTAAATTCTTGCTCTTTATTTTCATGGTAAAGGTATCTTTCGGGCATTGTTTCGTATAGATGCGCGAACTGCCCTAAGCCCGCTTTTACACAAAAGCCGCCGCAATTATTATGAGTAAATCCCATACTATATAGGCGGGGCGCATCTATCCCAACACCCTCTAAAAAGTTTATTATTTCACTTTTTAGTATAGGCCCTTGCTCAATCAAGGGAAAATAGGTTTCGTATGGCTCTTGCGCTTTAGCCGCCCGTTCCCACCTATTACAGTCCTCTATATCATCCATCCCTAATACTACTATTGCATCTTTTGGGTCGGGGTATTCTTCTTTTAGTTTTTTCTTTATACTATTCCGTTTCAAAAATTTGCTACACGGGTCGGCTCTCGTATTGCCCAAAAATCTATGCTTGAAAAAAATATCCCAAACACTTTCTCCTTCTGATAGAACCTCTATTTCAACACCGAGATATTGTTCGACATCTTTATTGAATCGGTAAAGGTCTTCATCTTCGGTTAATGTGTCCGCAAACCATAGCCTAATATTACTTTTACCGTATTTTTCTATCGTAAGTCTTGCGGCCTCAAAAGAAGTAAGGCCGCCGGAATACATAACGATATAATCAACCATAAAATCACTATGAATACACTTCATTTTTTACATCTTCATCCTCATAGGAAAAATGTTCATCCTTAACCATGTCCTCAATTGGTTTAGACTCATACCTAACCCAATATGATTCTTTACAGTCAATACATTCAAGCAATACTTCGCTTACTATTCTTGAAGAATTAGAGTTCTCCCCTTTCCATCTCATAGGGGCTGTTATACTGTGGTTATACCATGCCTTTCTAATATCCCAAACATGACCGCCATGCACCCTCATGCCCGCTTTACATTTTTTACTTATCTTTTTCATATCCATTGTATCATATCCAATCCATTTTGTGCATTTAAAAGTGGTTGAGCATCCCAACCCGCCAATTCATAGTAAGGCAATATTTTCTTTATAATAAATCTATCCGTCATTACTTTTGCCCCAATGTTAGTTATCCCTTCAATTTCAGAAGGTTCGTCAAAGCCAATGTATTTACCGTCTTCGTTAATACTAACTAAGAAGAATGAGCCGCCTCGATACCCTTTACCTAAGAACTCGTTGGCCCATGCCGCCGCAGCAGACGAACCGGAGAGAACTTTATACTTAGAAAGGTCGCGTTCTATCTTTCCTTTCATACACAATTCTAACGGGTCTATTTTACCCCCTAATATACTGTCTATTAGAGATAAATTTCGCGCTGTGATACGGATTTCGGATTCGTCATTTAGTATGCCCGATATGGTAGTATTCATGGCCTCTTTCATCACGGGCGGCATCCTTGACTGCTTCATCTCAATACCTTTAACATAAATATTCGGCTCATGGTATTCTCCATCAGACCATGCAACCCTACCTGTGTAGCGATTCTTAGCAACCATGATAAGACGACTACACCATTTCTCAAACTCAACCACGATAGGCGACATTCTCTCGTTTATTTGCGGTAAAAGTTCCATGCCCTTTTCGGGTGAAGGTATAGTGCAAAATACCGAGTCGGTATGCCCATAGATAACCTCAAAGCCAACGCGCTGTGCTTCAATCATCAACTCTCCCAATGTGTTTCGTGATGTGTGGGTGATAGCGGCGGCTATTTCGGGGTGATACATTCCATACTTAGCATCTCCCGCCACTCCATACATAGAAGCAACGAGAGTCTTAGCGGCGAACTGCATACAATCCCATTTTGCTCTTTGCTTACCCTCGCTCATAATCATTTTTAATTTAAAGGTATTTCTAAGTTCAGTCATTTTATCCATCTGCCGAACCAACAATCCCTTCTCTCCCCGCCGGAACTTAGTTCCGTTCCCGCAGTCCTGTCCGTTTTCATCTAAGGTGTCCCATGAAATATTGTATTTATCTGCGTTGCTGTGATACATGGCCCTAATATCTAAGATACCCACATTATCATACACACCAGCATTCACATCTAAGATGTCTGCGCCCTCGTAATCCACCTTATCGAACTGTGGTTTCGATGGGATTCTTCGGTCGAAGTCGGGGTCTGTTAAGACTAATTGTGTAAACATCTGTGTGATAAACGGTGTTGAACGAATATCGCATTGAACAATATGTTGTAGCGATGTATAGTAGTCGAGAGCATTCACGGCCTCATCCAATTTGGGCAACAGTCGAACATCTTGACGGCAGTAGTGGATATACAGCGGCTTATCTTCAAACCATGTATCGTGTCCGTGTTCTAACTCGACTTTCTTTTCCCCTAATATTTCGTAGGCTACATCATCGAGTTTGTATGACGGTAGTTTTCCATTCTTCAACTCCCATAGTTTAGCAACGGCTATCATCAAATCTATACAATTACGACCAACAATAGGCTGCGACCAATCTTTGTATTCGTATCGTATCTTACGCATAGGAGATAGAGAATACTCGGACAGATGATTAGCACGACATCTCTCTATGATTGTCTTAATATCTGCGCCGACCACATACCATCCGGTGATGATGTCGGGGTCGCAAGCCTTGATATGTCGCAAGAAATGGATAAGCATAGATTTCTCAGTAGGGAAAGCCATAGCGGGAGTTTCATATTCAAAATCACCGAAGGTCTTGAACGGCACGCCTTTACCGTCTTTTTCTTCTTCTATGTTGTGATGCACAAACCACACATATTCTTTTTCGCTAAAGTTATCATAGACTACAATACATCGTAGTTTCCCTGTTGAGGGCGACCACTCGGCATCAAGATACCATGTGCGGTGTTTGTAGTTCTCAAAGCGTGGGTTGCCCTCGTTGATGTAGTCAGCCAATACTTGATTAACATAGGGTAAATTGCCTTCCCATGTCTGTTCTCGCTTTGCTATCTGTTTTACATCATAATCAGAAGTGCAAGAAATCTTAGATAGTTCTTCGCCGTAAAGTCCGGTGTAGCCATGTTTAACGGCTACTCCTTCGGCGGCATACTCGGCATCCTCAGTCCTAACAAAACAATACGGCCAATGGCCCGTAATACTTTTCTCGTATCTTTTACCAGCATTATCACGACCTCTAACGATAACAGTTCTGCCTTTGCTTTCAATTATCATCGCTAACCACTTCAAATACTTTTAGAATAATATTATTACACTTTTCGCATTCGTAAATGTCGCCTTCTGCTATACTATCAACAAACAACCATGAGAAGCGAGCGCCACAATTAGCGCAATCTTCTGTCGGTGGTGTGTATTGCCCCATAGTATCACGCCAACGCCATTATGTCTTCCATGAACGGCATCAAGTGCGGGGTGGTAAAAATAGACCCCGAAGCCATGTGTATATCATAACTTTCGCCTTCTTCATTTCTTTTTGTTATGGCTACAATCTCATTTATGTCTAAATAAGACATACCATAAGCGGATTGCACCCTTCGCCAACTTTTATTTGCTTTCATGTTTATGCCTCAAAAATTACGGTTATAAATGTGATGCTTGAAAGATGTAATCACCATCTCCGAGCGTGATTAACATAGGGTAGCCCATACCTGCTTCTGTGAAATCCCAAACATGGATGCCTATGTCGCTGTTCAAGTGTTGAAAGATATGCTCAAGGCCGCCACCATAGGTAGCAGTAAAGCCCGTATCTTCGCCAACAGGAGTCGTGAAGGGCTGACTTTCTATTTTCGTAATAGTTTTACCTTTCAAATCAGCACCGACTCGTATTTCTAATTCATTGGGCTCTTGAAAGGACATCACATATTGATTAAACTTCTGTCCGTTCATAGAATCACACCTAAATGCCTCATAAAGAGCAGTAGTGCTTAGGTCTGAGAAGTTCCATGTTGTCGCTATCCTATTACCATCGTTAGTAGTATAGGTCAAATTATCAACACTTATTTTTTCCGCAAGAGTATTAGACTTCTCAGCCCATTGTGCAATT